GGTTGTGCGAGTCAGACTATGAAAAAAAGTGGTATGGAGAAAAAGACTCAAGATAGTATTTTGAATGAAATGAAGTCTGGTGATTATATCAATCTTTTGAAAACATTTGAAAAATATTTTGGTAGTGCATATACTTTGCAAACATCTAATCCAGAATATTTGGATGCATTTATGATAGAAAGGTCTGCATAATGTATAAATTTGATTTGTTTTTAATAAATTTTGGTTATATTTGTGGTTCTTATAAAACCTTAGACCAAGCAATAAAAATGGGAAAGAAAACTGGATTTCAGTTTTCAGTATATGAGAGTTTTCCTAATAAATTAGTATGGAGTAATGTGTAATGAAAATAAAAGGTGCAATAACTGTTCTTAAAAAAGAAGCAGAATTTTTAGGTATGACTTTTGACGAATTATTAATTTTTATAGTTCGTAATCCGTATGCAGTAAAATGTAGTACAATTGATGCCCATGAAGTTTATATGAAAGAACATGGATAAATGGGAAAGTTTGTATTCGGTGTAGTTGTTGGTTATTTTCTATGTCAATGGCAAGTCTTGCCAGAGATGGTAAAGTTTTATGGAGAATCTGGATTAAATGAATTTTTAATACAGTCTTTGCAAGGATTAAAATAGTAAACTAAATAATAAAGTAGTTGACAAAACTATTTGAATGTGGTATATTTTAATAATTATACGGAGATATTATGGCTAAACGAAAGATAGTAGCACAAACACAAAATGATGATTGGACACCTCCAAAGGTTCGTAAGAAACGAAAACCCATGACAGCACAACAGCGTGTTGCAGCTGCAGAACGACTTGAAAAGGCAAGAGCTGCAAAGTCGCCTGCAAAAAATCAATCAATACATCCAGATGTTATAGCAAAACCAGATGACCATCCTTTATGTGCAAAAAATGTTAAATCTTGGTTACGAAGTAGTAAAGAACAATTAACTGCACTTAGAAGTGATGTAAGAAGAGATGTTAAGGGTGCAAAAGCAAAATTTCTTAGTAAAGAAAGTTATATAAGAAATATACAACATTACCTCAAACATGGTGATTGGGTAGATGATTTCTATGGGGAATATGAAGAAAAGAAAGTACAATGGAGAACGATAGCACCATAATAAATAATGTAGTTGTCGGCCCATGGCCTAAAAGTAGTATTAAACCTACTACTAATAAGAAATTAGGCAGTAGTTCAAAAACCAGAGATGAAATCATCAGAGAAGAGATGGAAATGGTTGATTCTCTAGCTGAAAATATTATGGTTCAATTAATACATACTTTAGCTGAAAATGAAGTTGATATAAAAACTAAAGATTTTATGCGTGACATAGGATTTATAAATGAAAGTCTTAAATCTATGTTGTTTAGAGAATTGGGTTATGATCACCCTCTTACTGATCTTATAAAATATATTATAGTGCCCGTAAGAACAAAAGATTCAAATGACTTTTATACGAAATTTAAGGCTGACAAAATTTTAGAATTGTTAGATTATTTAGAAGGTGGAGAAGAAGAATATGAATGAAGCAAAATTTCACATACCATTCAGTCCAACTATAATGGAAATGGAAGTACCACAAAAATTTTTGGGTATAGTAAATGAAATAGGAGATGAAGTTTTAAATGATGAAACAAAATCTGCAAAATGGGATTGGTCAAATCATCTCGTAGGCAAAGTTCACAAAGAAGTTCAGATACCTATAGTGAATAAAGAAGATGGTGATTATTGCAAAAGTATTCTTAAAGGAGCTTGTCTTACATATCTAAGAGAAATGATTAATAAAAGTCGTGCATACATAGACAACATGATTTTGCATCACCCAACAGCAGGAAATTTACACCCAACTGAAGAAAATATTAGTATTAGTCAATCTTGGATAGTAAGTCAATATAGGGGTGAATATAACCCATGGCATCAACATAGTGGACATCTATCATCAGTAATATATTTAAAAGTACCAAAAGGTATGGACGAGTTCTTTGAAAAAGAAGGAGAAGATCACTATCCAGTGGGTGGAGCAATACAATTTATGCAAGGTGATAAACTAAATTTAAGAAATGATACCTTGACATTTAGGCCAGAAATTGGTAAGATGTTAGTATTTCCATCTTGGTTAAAACATTCTGTTTATCCTTTTGATGTAGATGGTGAAAGAAGGAGTATGAGTTTCAACGCTTATTATGTAAATAAAAAATGATTATAATTGATATGAATCAGATTGCATTAGCAAGTCTAATGATGAATCTGAATATGAACAAAAGTAAAACAGCAGATGAGGAAATGGTTCGACACATGATCCTCAATTCTGTTCGTCTGTACAGAACAGCCTATTATCAAGAATATGGAGAAGTAGTTCTTGCTTGGGATTCAAAACATTCTTGGAGAAGAGACTATTTTCCAGAATATAAAGCAAGTAGAAGAAAAGGTAGACAACAATCAAATTTAGATTGGGATAATATCTTTGAAGTTTTAAATAAAATACGAGATGAAATTAGAGAAAATTTCCCTTACAAATATCTAGAAATACATGGTGCTGAGGCTGATGATATTATTGGTTTGTTGTGTGAAGAATTTCATTATCAGAAAATAATGATAATTTCTGGTGATAAAGATTTTATACAATTACAAAAATATTCTAATGTAAAACAATACAGTCCAATTACAAAAAAAGATGTTAATGGTTTTGATCCTACTATATATTTAAAGGAACATATCTTAAAAGGTGATTCTAGTGATGGTGTTCCAAATGTATTATCACCAGACAATACATTTACAGATGGATTAAGACAAAGGCCTTTGGGTAAGAAAAAGTTACAAACTTGGTTAAAAGATACAAGTAATTGGAATGATGAAGTGAAAAGAAATTATCAAAGAAATATTACTCTTATTGATTTGTCCAAAACACCACAAGACATCAAAGATCAAATTAAAACGGAATACGAAAATGCACCACATGGTGATCGTAGCAAACTACTAAATTATTTTATAAAAAACAAACTAAGAAGTTTAACAGAAAACATTGGAGAATTTTAAAATGGCAGGAAGTACATTATTATTTTCAGAAGTCCTTGACAAAGTACATAAGGCAAAAACAAAAGATCAAAAAGTAAAAATACTTAGAGATTACAATACCCCCACATTAAGAATGGTGTTGAAATCTTCCTTTGATCCCAATATTACATGGATTGTTCCACCTGGCTCTGTTCCATATCAAAAAAATGAAGCTCCTGCTGGTACTGAACATACAACTCTCGCAACAGAAACTAACAAATTGTGGCATTTTATAAAAGGTGCAGACAAAGAAACACCACAATGGAAAAAAGAACAAATGTTTGTTCAAATGTGTGAAGGTTTACATGAAAGTGAAGCTGAACTTTTAGTTAATGCAAAAGATAAAAAATTACATCAAGTATATAAAGGTTTATCTGCAAATGTAGTCAAAGAAGCATTTGGTTGGACTGATGACTATATGGCTGTTGAAAAATAAAGAGGTATTAGAAATGGAAGATATTAAAGTTTCTAGTTCAACAAATAAAATTACTCTTGATGATTTAGCAGACAACATGAAGATAATTAATGAAAGTTTGACAACATTAAATAATAAGGTTAAACAATTATATCAACAAACTTATAGTCCCCCAACAAACAATGACTTAAATAAATCTATAAATCAATTATCAGATAGGATTAATACTGTAGAAAATAGACTCAGAGAAGCATTAAAAAGATTATAAAGGGGGTTGACATTTTAAACGAATCATGTTATAGTATATACATAATCAAGAGAGAGAGATTAAAATAATGACAGTTTCAGTAAAAAAACAATTTGATAATGTTAAAGATGGTATTGCAAATATGATTGCCGCTGCTACACATGACTACAATAAGTTTTGTAGTAACGAAAATATGCAAAAAGATTTTGCTGAAGGTTGGGCTCTTAAAGAAGGACAAAAATATATTAAAATTTTGAGTAAAAATTCTTGTTGGGGTTTTATTGTTAAGGTAAATAATGATCCAAGATTTCTTATGGGTGATATCTTGAAATCAGCAGGATATAATGCTCCTGCTAGAAATGCAGCTCGAGGAAATGTAATGAATGGTGGATACAACATAAATTGGACAGGGCCTTTATACTTGTCCTAAAAGAACACGACCTACATGATGTACCTCTCTCAACTCGCAAAATATCAATGTCATGTAGGTCGTAACAGAGAGAATTGATATGGAAAAAGCAAAGTTATTTTATACAGATGCAGATGGTAAAGAAACTCATTTAATTGCAGAAGGCGAAGATACTACCAAAGCTGCCCAAAATGCTG